TAGCGATTGGATCATACCTTGACATTATCTGTGAAGCGTTTAATAACCAAGCGATCCCAAGATTGATTGATCTAAACGGAGAACATTTCAAGGGGATCACAGACTACCCGAAGATGGTTCACGGAGATATTGAAAAGATCGACATGAACAAATTAGCACAGTACATCCAGACGATGGTTGGCACTGGTGTATTGATCCCAGACGACGAATTGGAAACATATGTTCGAGAAGCCGCCAATTTGCCGCCAAAGGTAGCTGACGATGAAAGATTCATTGATCCTGATAGAGAAGATCAGCAGACAAATGATCTTGGATCACAGGGAAATAATGTACACCCAGAGGACAATCAGGACGTTGCCGAAGATGATGGAAAGGTACAGGAAGCCAAGAAACGATTAGGAAGGAGCTGATTATATGTTCCTATTCCGAAAGGTTAAGAAGCGTGGATCGATGAAGCCAAATGATGTGAAAGAAGCATTAGAGAGGTTTCTTAATAGCAGCAGTCCAGAATTAACACGCTTGCTGGTCAGGTATTGGAAGGATCAGCAGACGGTTTTTACATTTAAAGAGATCAGAGAAGCTATTCAGGCTGGTGTGATCTCCAAGAAATCTGTAGAAGAATGGCAACAGGATTATTCAAAACTGGTTCATGATAAGATTGCACCAGAGATGGTTAAAGCAATGAAAGCTGGTGCTAAAAATCAAAACCAGCACAAAGGAATAGACATTGGATATAAATTTGATGCAGATCATTGGGCGGTATCTGATTGGTTGGAAAATCACACAGCTGAGCTTGTAACGAATTGTACAAGAGTACAGAAAGATGCAATTCAGTCAATGATCGATATCGGAATAAGAAAACATATGGGAACAGATGAGCTTGCAAGGTTTATCCGTCCCTGTATTGGTTTAACAAAGCCACAGACTCAGGCAGCTATGAAGTATTATGAGACGATCAAGGCAGAGTTGGAGAAGAAACACCCAAGAACAAAGCCAGAAAAGATTGAACAGATGGCAAGAGACAAGCAGATGAAGTATGCAGAACGTCAGCTCAGAGAAAGAGCAAAGACGATCGCACAGACCGAAAGAGCATTTGCCTATGAGTATGGCAGATACCAGCATACAAAGAATCTTGTCGATCAGGGTATATTACCACCACAGGACAAAAAATGGTCCGCAACGGACAGTGAGAATACATGCAGCACATGTAGAGAACTGAACGGAAAAGTTGTTGGAATGGACGAAGAATTTGCCCCAGGTAAGCTACTTCCTCCGCTTCATCCGAGGTGTAAATGCTGTGTTATGTATGTCAATTCAAAATCTATGACCGCAGCGTATGAAACAGAAGAAGATGAACTGCGAGAGTACAGCACAGAGGAAATAGAGACTCATGCTAATAAAATGTCAGAGATTGCAGACAAACATCTTGATCTTGAAAGCTCATGGAGTGGAAAGGTCGTAGTTGATGATGATTCTGGTGTTTATGGTATCCAGTGGAACGGAGATATTATAACCAGACATGAAACAGCCCCACATATTTTGTTACATGAACAGTTACACGCTAGATCAGTTACAAAATATGATCATAAAATGTATAAACAGTATGAGAACATGGAAGAGGGTTCGGTACAGTTTGCAGCACAGGAGATTAGCAAGAAAGAGAATATACAAATTCTTGAATCACAGTACGATCATATGACAGAAGCTTTAAGAAATATAAATAAAGTTGCTGGGTTATTTAAAAATGATTATGATTTTGCAATGAAGCTTATTTCTGTTCCGTTACCAGATAGGTATGGCTGGCTGAATAATATGATCTATGATAAAATGATGTTATCAGGAAATATTGAAGATTATCAGAAGGTATCGCACTGGATGGAGGCTTTAGAAAATGGAAAAACATCTTGAATTAAAAGAAAGATTCGATCAGCTAATGAAACAAGATATGGATGTATCAGAACACGAACAAGAATGGTTTGAATTACTGGACGACATGCATGAATGGTTAAAGGATAAGACAATTCCGAGAAATATTCGTAGGCAGTTTGAACCTTTAGGGATGTTAGAAGTAACTATGAAAATCTGTGACGGAATCCATTATGCAAATGGAACTGGACGATATGCAAAGAAAGAAGAATGATGAAGTACAAAGCAATAGAGCAGACAGTTCAGGCGGTGCAGATCACAGCTGATATTGATATGATCGCCCCTGACTGGTTCGCTAAGAAAATGAATACCGAAGAAATTATGATAGATCGTGTACAGAAAGACGGAGCAACAGCCGTTATAGGATGCACGGTCTATTTTAATGCACGAAGATATAAAGGCAGCAGACTTGTTGCAAGAATAGGAGACTATGTTGTAAAAGATTCAGTCGGTCGATTAAATGTAGTTCGTAAGAATGACTTTGATCGGCTGTATAAGAAGGAGGAAGCATGAGATATTTTAACGATTATATACGATCCCCAGCACAGACACAGGACAGTATACGAAAGTCCTTGAATCGAGTAGATATTACTAAGAAGGACGAAGAAAAGCAGTACGTCTTTGGATGGGCTAAGATTGCAGTCGATGAGAATGGAAATCAGCTGGTTGACCGCCAGAACGATTTAATTGATCCGGAAGAACTAGAACAGACAGCATATACCTATGTAGAGTTCTATCGTGAAGCCGGAGAGATGCACGAGCGAGGCGGTGCAGGCGTTTTAATCGAGAGTATTATATTCACTAAGGAAAAGATGAAAACTCTCGGTATAGAGGAAGGTACGTTGCCTGAAGGCTGGTGGGTTGGTTTCCACATCACAGACGATGAGGTCTGGGCGAAGATTAAGGACGGAACTTATACGATGTTCAGTATTGAGGGCAAAGCGAAACGTATTGAAGTTGAGGAGGACGAATAATGGAATTTAGAGATGCATTCAAAATTATGAAATCCGGAGGAAAAGTGAAGCTACCATCATGGGGCGGATATTGGTTCTGGGATGCAGAAAAGCAATCAATTATG